TAGAAGAAGCTTTGCCTCTTCTCATTCCTAAAGATTCATCCAGTCTAGCGTTATAGCCTTGTTTCTTTTTCTTAGTTGCAGTTTTCTTTTTCATAGAACTTCCTTTTGGTTTTGCTGACCCTGCTTTTGCGTAATCCATTGGTTTGTTTCTTTGCAGCGCAGGTTGTTTATATGCTAAATTTGGCATAATATACTCCTTATAGTTTAGTTATTTTAACTGCTGCATCCATTGTCTTAGCAGCATCTTTTGCCATGTCACTGGCAAAACGCATTTCAGCTTCTTTTAATCGAAGCTTACGATCCTCATCCTCGTTTTCATCCGTCGTCATGAGTTTCGCTTCTTCAAGATCCATCTTATCGTCATGAATCTTAAGCTTGTTCATCTCAGCTTGCGCACGCAAAGCGAGATCTTGTTTCTGAATTTCTATTTGTTCATTCTTATCTGTATCACCAGCCATAATTTTAGCTTTCTCTTCATCAAACTGTAATACTTTATCAGAAGCGTCAGCTGCCATTAATGCAATTTGGTTTTGCATTTCCATTGGAAGTGGTTGACCTTGTTGCTGTGCCATCATTAATGCTTGTTGCATTTGTGGATCTTGAATCATTTGCATCATTTCTTGTTGGTACTTCATAGATAAGTGTTCAGTTATGTGCCCCATAAGAATTTGTTGTAATTGTGGATTTTCTTTATATGCAGGATTACGTAATATAGTTCCATGAGTTACTATATGTGCATCATGGTTCTGATCCATTTGCGCTTGTAAAGGTGTACCTTTCATCGCAGCCATGTTTTCTGTTATAGGGTTAGCTGACATCGGTTGTTGCGATTGTGCTAAATATCTTTGAGGTTCTTCAACTCCCATAGCTGCAAATAACTCCATACTAATTTGTTGCATATTATAAGCTGCAGGATTTTGTTGAGCTATAGACATGATAGCATTTATCTTTGCAATCCTATGTGCCTCTGTTGGCATATTAGGATCAGATACTGGAATAACATCAATTGATTTTAAATTGAAGTCTTCTCTGAAAACTTGCTGTGCACTGCCTGCGACTTCGTAAGGATACATATCAGGAAGATATTCGCTATCTAATCTAGCGAGAATACGCAGGTCTTTGGATTGAGCAGCATGTAAGCGTTTGTGCACAGCGTTGAATAGCTTTGAAGATTGCTCTAACAAAGCCATTGTAGTGCCGACAGGACCATAGTTAGAACCTTGTTCTACTACACTATCTGTCGCATCGGCAAACTCTTTTGCAAGATTTGTAACATATTGCATTAATTGGAATAACGTACCTGATGGTTCTTTAAATGGAAGAGGTTGTAACGACTTACCTAAATCTCCAGCAGGACTATTTACTTCTCTCCATTCACCTGGTGAGATTGGCTCGTCAGGGGCAAGCACACGAAGACCGTGCGCCTTAAAGCCACCTGGCAAGTTAGCAAAGGTGCCAGCATCTATTAGCTGACGTAGGGAGGAGGTAGCTGTTTTAGTTAAGCCACCAATCAAATGTAAATACCCGTAACCATAAAATCCCAAACCTGGGATCATAGTATAATGAGTAAAATACATTTTCTTTTTTTGTAACATATCATCTTCATCCCAGTTTCTTCGGATACATAATACTTGTTCATCTGTTGTCATGTGAACAATGTAAGGAAGTTTTAATCCATCTTCATCTTCAAATCCTGGTAAATCAATATTTGCATGTACTTCTAAAATTTCTACTTCATCTTCAGCCATGCCTGGTTTTGCACGACCTACAATTTCGTTTTCACTTTCAGTTGCTGAACTTTCATCAATAGGAGTTTCCATAACATCTAAGTCACGGAACATACCTGCTAATTGTAATTTCTTAACTTGGTTTTTTGATAATGTATATTTATGTGTATATCTTTCTGCATTCTCTAAATCGGATGCATAATAGTTTACATAAAAATCACTTGCCTTTACAAATTCAGTACAAGCTCTTTGTTGTGTTGGATCCCAATATGTTTTCTTAAATGCAGTACCATATAAGGAAACATAAAATAATAATCTATCTAACTCAGGTCCATACTCTGGCATTTGTATTTGTGTTTGCCAATTCATAAATTGACGAACACGATTTGCCTGTTCTTGTTTTTGCATAGTATCCATACCAATTATACGAGTACGTACAGGACCTTCGGTTGGAAATAATTCTTTATAAGTTTTTGCTTGAAATTTTACAACTGCTTGTGCTAATACAGGGTGAGTTGCACTACATGCCCCCGGAAAAGGTTCACCACCTTCATCATCTTTAAATCCTAAAAGTGTTACACCTTCTTCTGCGATGTCATCATACTCTTGTCTTGAATCTTTATCTTTAGTAAAACCATCATATAATTCATTTGCTACAAATTGCAAATCTTCTTCAGGCATTTGCTCTGCTAAGTTTGCATCGAACTCTTCTGTTAATTGTTCTTGTTCATCGAATAAACCCATTGCTTCTGCAGCTTCTAGTTCTGCATCATCTGCTAATTCAACTTCAACTTCTCCTGTATCCAATCGCTCAATGTTATCAGCGGTTGGCATCTTTACAGAAGTAATTGCTTCTTCTAAATCTATTTGTTTTTCAATTGCCATTTTGTATCCTTACTAATAGTAAAAGCCTTTTTGCTTTCCCTGCTCCATGTTCTTTCTATTATATACTCTTTGCTCAGCCTTGTCAACCCACGTATTCTCACTATGATCTATGTAACCACCATTACGCATCCAAAGTAAAGCTTGAGATAATGTGTCCATATAGTCATCATGATTACCAGTTGGAAAGGTTCTAGCTTCATCCATTACTTCGACTGCCCATTTTCTGTCAAAAGGGGCATAAATTCTTCCATTATGAAATAAACCTGTAATTGAATATGCTCTTGCTACTTTGTCTCTATCAGGATTAAACTCAAATATAGGTAATCCTGTCATACGTAAGTCTTGTATTAATGATTGACCTGAAGCTTTCTTCTCAATCAAGATTGTATCAGGGTCATGCTCTTCATATTTATCTAAAGCTTTCTGACGTAATGTAGGATAATCCCATCTACCTCTTTCTGCCCCCAATAAACACAAGTTAGGTGTACTTACGTCTCCACCAAAGACACCCCATGTGGTAATAGCTGAGTAATCTGCGGTACTTTTAGTAGAAAACGCTGTATCCCACGATTGTATAATGTAATCACACTCAGGCGCTTTGTCATGTGTCCAATTTTGCCACCAATCTAGCTTAATAATGTTACCTTGCTCAGAAGATGGTGCTTGTCCATACAATGCATCAAATTTAAATGCAGGTGTATTGTTTTTTGTACGTATTATTTCCTCTGTTGTCCAACAAAACCCACCATCCTTGTCAGATGTTGGCCAAAAAGACTCACCTAACTGTAATTTAGGGTATTTATCTTTTAAATATCCTTGTTTTACTAGAGTTTTCCTAGCTTTTTCTAGAATTGGTACCGATTCGGTACTATTTAACGCAGGAATACGTACAACTTCCCACTTATCTGCCATAGGTGAAGTAAATTCTTGCTCTAATAAGAACCCTGCTAAGTCTGTTTCATGCCATCTTGTCATAACTAGCACTACTTTTCCACCAGGCATTAACCTTGTACGCAAACCAGAGGAATACCACTCATTCAAACTGTCTCTTCTTGTCTTAGAAAAGGCATCTTGCTCTGATATAGGGTCATCAATGATTGCTAAGTGTGCACCAAACCCTGCAATACCTGAACCAGAACCAGCTGCTAGGAAAGATCCTGCTTGTTTCTTCTTATGTTCAAGCGCCCATGAGTTTGCCGCTCTGTTATCTTTACGAATATTTATTTGCGGGAATATAGATTTGTATGCATCCGTGTTTATGATGTCACGAATGGCACGACCAAACCTTGTAGCTAAGTCGTCACTATGTGATACTGCTATTTCTTGCCAGTATGGATTACGACCTAGCGCCCATGCTGGAAAGTATGTAGATGTAATTAATGATTTACTAGAACGTGGTGATATAAAGATC